TCGACGCTGAACTTGATGGATTAATAAATTCCGCCGCTGCAGCAAGCGCATTAAAAGGATCGCTACTACTAGCTGCTTGAAAATCTGCTACCATCTGTCTAGCTATCGGAAACGCATTCTGAGGAGTTATCCCTCGTCCCGCCGACGGTCCTCTCGGACGTGGACGAACAGGACGAGGTGGAGTGGGAGCTGGAAGAAGACCACGAACAGCTGCAGTACCAGCAGTACCAGCAGCAGTAAAAAAACGACGACGCCAAGAACGAGGATAAAAGAAATCATCTCCTGCCATCTTTATTTACGGAGAACTAACGTCGACGTCTGAACGTCCGGACACGGCGCATTGTGAACGGACGACGAAATGCCACGCGACGGCGCCTAACAGGAGCCCTAACAAACCGACGAGCGCGAAAACGACCATATCCGACATTACGAGGCATATTTTTATTCGGGAAATTCGACTATAGTCATCCTCCTCATCAAAGCATCCAAGGTTGCAGAGTCGAGGTCGGGATACCAGTTTCTGGGATGCAAATTGGAGGTAATCCAAATTCTTTCAACATCCATGGGTCTGGAAGCTCCCTTGATTTCCAAATGGACCGGATACCTGTCACACCATCGTAAGAGGTGGGAGACGTCAATACCTCCACGAAATTCATCGAAGACAGCGTTTTTTTGACCTGTGTAACCTGTCCAGAACTTGGACCGCGGACACTTAGCATAAGCGTCCAATCCTGCTTCACCCCAAGCACGTCTTGATTTTCCCGTTGCTGTAGGGCCCCAGAAACACCAAATCTCTCGTTCAATCGCACGAGGCGTTGCATAATCTGCCGCGATCGCTCGAAGGGTACGATAACTAACCACACGTATGTTAGCCGGAATTCCATCAAGATCTCCGGTTTTGGCTTTGTCCCAGACAAGCTCCCAGTCAGTAACTGAGTTTCTTCGAATGGGTTTAGCTCCCCATTCCCACGGGGAAAAAAGTCTCGTACTTTCTTTACAACAATATTCACTGGCGGCATCCGATCTGGAGAGCTCGGCATGACATTCTCTTCCGAACAACGCTTTAACGCTTCGGAGAGACTTCTTCTTCCTGAACGCCAAGACGAATTGATAGTGTTCGTAGCCTCTGTTCTCACCCTTCTCTCTCTGGCCTTTGGTCCAGACAACATCACCGGGGAGATTTCCATTTTCGAGCGACTCGCACGCGTCATTTGGCATGGGGACGGTGAGGATCCAGAAGACTCCCTGGTTTCGTCCTCGCTCTCGCTGGTTACTTCGCTCAGTTCGCTGAGAGACTCGCACTGACAAGGGACTAGTTCGCATTCGGAGCAATAATCAGGAGCGCACGCTGATTCTTCGCATGCAGAGTGGACGGAAGACATGCCAATTTGAAGAGGAAATCGAGCGCTTTTTATGACTCAGGTGGCGGGATCGGGTCCTACCCCCTCTCGCTAAATGTTCGGCGCAAACCCCTATTTCGAGGGGTCCACGCCGGTCACGCGCGAATGGGGGCAGAAGGCAGACTGGCCTTTAGTAGGTAATACTACGGACAATTCTGCTTTTGGGCAGAATCACCGTTAAGTGTCTACTAAAGGCACAGTCTCATTCAGGCTAGCGCGGCCACATTGACATTCTTAAGGCGCCCGCTGCGCTACCCGGGGGGTAACCCCGTCCCAGCGACCTCTGGCCGCCGGGCCCCTGACCCTCCCTGCGATCCAAGCATAATTCACTATATTATTAACCAATAACAGAAGACGCAACAGCTTCAACAGGATCTTCCTTGGTATGAATATTATAAGCTGGAACAGTAGCACTAACAAGAGGAGCATTTGTAAAATTGGCATACGTCTTCTGATTAAAACGTAAATTCTGCAACTGAATACTTCCTGCAACAATAGCTCTTTGAATAAATCCAACATTATCTGGCATAGTCAACTTAAAAGTTTCTCGCACTTCCACAACAACAGGCATACCAACACCATTATTCGGAATTCCTCCGGGTGCTACAGCTGTAGAAGGCAAAACTCGACCAAAAGATGTACCAATTTCTGTCCACTGTAAATCTGGAACAAGCTCCATAATCATAGCAACAGTTGACTTTT